AATTTTTTAAGGTATGCTATAAACAGTCTGAAGAGATGCCTCTCTTCACACAATTAACCCTTGACAGCATTATGCTGACACTAGCCACGACAAGGAGATTAACATGGCTCGTACTACTTTCTCAGGCCCGATTGTATCTAACAACGGGATGACAAACTCAGGCTCTGGTTCTGTTGTTGCCATTGCCGCAGAAGATACAACCCTTACATTTGCTGCTCACGCTGGTCGCATTTCTGAAATAAATGATGCGGATGGTGTGATTACATTGCCTACCATCACAACAGGTACAATAGGTGCAAAATATACTTTGTTTATAGGCACAGCTTCAACTTCAGGAAAAATTAAAACAGATGGAACAGATAAATTTGTTGGTTCTGTAGCTGTTACTGGCAGTACCACGAAGGCCTTTGTTCCGGGTGCAAGTAATGACGTTATTACATTCAACGATGGTACGCAAGGCGGTAAAGTTGGTTCTTATATAGAAGTTACTGCATTAGCTCTTGCAGAATATCTTGTACAAGGAAGTTTAATTGGTTCTGGTACAGTAGCAACTCCTTTTGGTGATAGCTAAGATAGGAGGCTATAATGGCTAGTTCGATTATTGCGAAGACTGTTACTAGCACAGGCACATTAAATGGTGGTAGGACACGGTTAAAATCATTCGTTGTAGAAACTAATGCGAGTGGCAGTCCAGCTGCTGTTTTTAAAAATGGCAGTAGTGGTGCAACTCTACTTACAATGAATTTTAAAGCTGACGATGATACTCAGGTAACAATTCCTGACCACGGTATTATCTTTCCAAATGAGTGTCATGTTACACTTACTGCGATAGATTCTATTACGGGGTTCTTTGGGTAGCGTCATGGCTCGGAAACGAGACAAACAACCGCCAAAAACAAAAAAGTATTTTCGCTCCACTAAATCTGGAGCGGGGATGACTAAAGCTGGTGTTGCTAAATACAGACGGGATAATCCTGGAAGTAAGTTAAAAACAGCAGTTACTGGCAAAGTAAAAAAAGGCAGTAAGGACGCTAAAAGACGCAAGTCTTTTTGCGCTCGTTCCGCTGGGCAAATGAAGAAGTTTCCAAAAGCCGCTAAAGATCCTAATAGCCGTTTAAGACAAGCTAGAAGAAGATGGAAGTGTTAAATGACTCCAGAAGAAGTGTTAGCAAAAGTTGAAAGTCACGAGGCAGAATGCGCTTTACGTTATAAACGTATTGAAGAACGTCTTGACGATCAGAAATCTCATTTAAAAAATTTAGATATGCGATTGTGGGGTATTGCAATATTAATTGTGACAATTGCTGGACTAGAGAAGTTTCTGTAATGGCTATTGCTAGAGCGCAAATTCCAAAACAAATCACCAAGGGGCGAAAGATGAACACAGATAAATTAGTTTATTTTAAAAAAGGAGGCAAGGCCAGTGCAAAGAGTAAAGGATCAAAGATATGTCCAGAGGGTAAGGCGTGGGCTAAACGTACCTTTGACACTTACCCGTCAGCGTACGCAAACTTGGCTGCCTCAAAATACTGCAAAGATCCAAACTACGCTAAGAAGTCAAAAGGTGGTAAGCGAAAGGGCAAGTAATGGGGGAACTTAAAAAATGGCTTGAGCAAGACTGGGTGAGGATTGGCACTGATGGATCTATCAAGGGTAAATGTGGAACTTCAAAGAATAAAAAGAGGCCTGATCGTTGCCTGCCAAGATCAAAGGCTAATAGTCTTAGCAAAGAGGAAAGAGCTAAAACTGCTCGTAAAAAGAAACGTGAGGGCAGTAAGGGAAAAACTGTTGTTTCTAATACAAAGAAGGCAAAAGTAAAGAATTTAAAATTTGGAGGCGGTGTTACGGTTCCAAAAAGACCGTTTAATGGTAAACCAATTTCTGGCACTGCTGTTGCAAGAGGCTGTGGCGCAGTCATGGAGAATAGAAGAAAGTTAACAAAAGGGGCTGTTGAACAAGCCTAGGAGTTTCACATGGTCGATCCTGTCAGTGCAATGGCCCTCGCTGGGTCTGCTTTTAACGCACTAAAAAAAGGTGTGAGCATCGGCCGCGAGCTTCAGTCGATGGGCAAGAGTCTCTCGCAATGGATGTCTGCTGTATCTGATATTGATCGCGCTCATCACGAGGCTAAGAATCCTCCAATTTTTAAAAAAATCTTCAATGCAAAATCTGTTGAACAAGAAGCAATGGAGTTGTTTACTCAGAAAAAACAGCTTGAGAACCAGCGCGATGAACTTCGTAGGTTAATTAGCTCTATGCTTGGGCCTCAAGCATGGCAAGAGCTTATACAAATGGAACGTGATATTAGAAAACAACGAAAAGAAACTATTTATAAGCAACGTGAAGCTCGTAAACATTTTATGGAAATTTTAGCAGTTATATTGCTCACTACAGTAGGAGCCTTATTTTTTATAGGGTTAATTTGGCTAATTTCTAATAGAGGGTCATTTTGATGTTTCCAGATGTAGAACAAAGAATTATGTCTGATTTAAAAGACTGGTCTAAAAACGCTCTTGAAATAGCTAACCCACATTACAATAATTTACCCGCTTGTCCTTATGCTAAAGCTGCTTGGCTTAATAATAAAGTAGGTTTTATCTTTAACTATGAAGCCAATTATAATGTTATACATTCTTGTATAAATAATTGGGATGATAGTAAGGATGTAATTATTTTAATAGACTTTTTTCCTGATGATTTAGATGATTTAGATATTCTATTAGATGACTTAAACCAAGATATAAGCAAAGGTAAATATAATACAAAAGATATGTATCTCATGGGTTTTCACCCAGAAGATGAAAGCAACGAGCTATTAGATGACAGCCTTGATATGGAAGAAGATGAAGGTCCGGTATATGCAATGATCTTCTTTCAAAGGTTAAGTAAGTTGCAAGAAGCCTCAGATTCACTTAGAATGAAGGGGTATTATGATGTGTGCGAAGATTACTATGAAGCCGAATCTTTGTATAAGCGTAGAAAATCCATTTATAGGAGATTGAAAAATGGCAATGAAGAAAGCAAAAAAAGCTAAGAAGATGATGCGCGGTGGTATGACCATGCCAAAAAAGAAGATGATGGGCGGTGGTATGGTTGGCTCTAAGAAAGCCATGAAGATGATGCGCGGTGGTGCTGTAAAAGCTAAGAAGAAGAAGTAATGGCTACTTCTAATTCAAGAGATTTCGATCTTGATATTGCAGATATCATTGAGGAGGCTTATGAGCGGTGTGGTTTAGAAGTCCGAACTGGATACGATGCCAAAACTGCTCGTAGGTCTTTGAATATCATGTTTGCAGAGTGGGCAAACAGGGGTGTTAACCTGTGGACAGTTAAGCAGGCAACGCAAGCCTTAACAGCTGGTACGGCAACATATACATTTGATGCTACCTATACAGATTTGTTAGAGGTTGTGCTGCGAAGGAACGGCACAGACTTTGATTTGTCTAGGATATCTAGGGGGGAGTATCTTAGTATTCCGAATAAATCAACGCAAGGAAGACCTAGTCAGTATTATTACAATAGACAGACTATTCCTGAAATAAACTTATGGTCTACCCCTGATAGTTCTTCCGATACGTTGGTATATTATTATGTCCAACGTATTCAAGATGCTAATGCTTTAGTAAACACTACGGATGCTCCATTTAGGTTTTTACCTTGTATAATATCTGGTCTAGCTTATTACTTATCTGTAAAAAGGGCACCAGAAAGATTGCAACTTTTGAAAAGCATATATGAAGAAGAGTTTCAAAGAGCTGCTGACGAGGATGAAGACAGAGTATCTCTCAAACTACAACCAAGTATGGATTACTTACGGATTAATTAATGGCAAGGTACGCAGCTGGTAAATACGCCTATGGCTATTCTGACAGGTCAGGTTTCAGGTATAAACTATCTGAAATGAGAACTGAATGGAATGGTTTAAAGGTGGGTCCTGATGAGTATGAGTCTAAACACCCCCAGTTGGAACCAAGACCAAAAGGGGCAGATGCACAAGCTCTTAAAGATCCACGCCCAGACCAAGATATAGAAACTTCTGCTTTTGTAGTTTACACCAATACTGGAGATGGAATTATAGGTGGTTTGATAACTAAGACTACTGCCTTAGAAACAAGCCTAGGAACAGTAACAGTGAGCACATCATGAGCTATACAAACACAACATTGACGCAAGCCATTAAAGATTATTCTGAAAATACTGAAACTACTTTTGTTACCAATATACCTAATTTTATTAAAAACGCAGAAGAAAGAATATTAAAGCTTGTTGAATTAGAATATTTTCGTAAAAATGTTACAGGCACGTTAACAAATGGGAATAAATTTTTAGCTGTTCCCACTGACTATCTGGGTTCTATCGCTTTATCTGTAGTAAATTCTAGCAGTAATGAATTTTTATTATTTAAAGATGTAAATTTTGTGCAGGAGTTTAATCCTAATCCAGCTACTACAGGCGTGCCTAGATATTATGCTTATTTTGATGTTGATAATTTTATTGTAAGCCCAACACCTAATAGTAATTACTCGGTAGAGTTGCATTATTATTACAGGCCTACATCAATAACAGCTACAGGAGATGGCACATCTTGGTTAGGAACCAACGCCCCTGATGCATTGTTGTTTGGTAGTTTGTATGAGTCTTATATTTTTATGAAAGGTGAACCAGACTTTTTAAAACTTTATAATGATAGGTTTATAGAAGCTTTATCTCGTTTAAAAAATTATGGTGAGTCCACAGAAAATACAGATGCTTACAGAACAGGTGTAAGGATAATGCAGAAAACGTGAAAGATTTAAAAAATAAAGAAATAGCCATTGTAGCATTAGGTGGGTCTTTTTCCGAGTTTGTTTTAACTAGAATAAACTCTGTAAAATATGATGAAGTTTGGGGTATTAATTGCATAGGTGCAATTTTTCATGTTAATAGAAGTTTTATGATGGATCCTGCTAGTAGGTTTTTAGATGATACAAAAGCAGGAAAACAAACAAACATAGCCAGGGAATTTTTATTAGAAGTAAAAAATAAAGGCCCTATTTATTCTTGTTGTAAAGATGTCAGAGTGCCTGAGATTATAGAATATCCCTTAGAAGACGTTATAAACTCAGTTAAGGTTGCTTATTTTAACAATACAGTTGCCTATGCGATTGCTTTTGCTATTTATACGAAAGTAAAAAAGATTAATCTTTTCGGCATAGACTTTTCTTATAAACAAAATTTACATTTTGCAGAAGCAGGAAGAGCTTGTGTAGAGTTTTGGTGCGCTGTGGCTATACAAAAAGGTATACTTATTGAGGTAGCTTCTACTTCTCCTTTACTAGACTGTAATGTTCCTGATAATGAAAAGTTATATGGCTATCATAGATTAGATAATCCTTTAATACAGTCAATTGTTGATGGTAAAATACATATATCCAAAGATAAACCTATGTCACCTCCTGAACCAACAGATATAGATCCTGTTTTAATTGGTAGACATGACATACCAAATGTAACGTATATAGAAGAGGCTAAAAATGATAAGCGTTAACTCTAGTATTTCTACAGGGGTAGTAAATGTAATGACTTCTAATGAAGGCGGGTTAAGCAGTGAACAATTAACTGAATTAGCTATGGATAAATTAATTTTAGTATCTGACTCGGCTCCTCCTGCTATTAAAGAGCAAGCAAGAGTATTTCAAAATAAATTGCGTAATGTGATGTATAACTATATAGAATTGGCAAGACGAGAAGAACGTGCTAACATTGCACATAAGATGTCCACGGCAGGACAGAAGGAAATGGCTGATTTAATAAGGAGATTATAATGGCTATAACACAAGCAATGTGTAGTTCTTTTAAAAAAGAGCTATTAGAAGGTGTGCATAATTTTAAAAACTCTGGTGGAGGCACTTTTAAAATTGCTCTATACGCAGAAGGTGGTGGCGGTAAATCAGGAACGACAGCTACTTTGGGTGCGGCAACAACGGCTTTCACCACAACAGGGGAAGTTGCTAATAGTGGTTCATACACATCAGGTGGTGGTTCTCTAACAAGAATAGACCCCTCACTTTCTTCAACTACAGCTTTAACTGATTTTGCGGATTTTAGTTTTACTACAGCTACTATTACGGCTATGGGTGCGCTGATTTATAATTCAAGCGCAAGTAATAAAGCTGTTGCTGTTCTTGATTTTACAAGCAACAAAACATCTACATCAGGAACTTTTACTATTCAGTTTCCAACAGCAGATGCGAGTAACGCAATCATTCGTATTGCATAGGTGACAATGTGGCTCTCGTACTTGCCGATAGGGTCAAGGAAACCTCCACCACCACGGGTACTGGCACGTATACTCTTGCTGGTGCTGTTAGTGGTTTTGAGTCTTTCGGGTCTATCGGTAATGGTAACACTACCTATTATGCTTGTACTCTTGGTGCTGATTTTGAAGTCGGCATAGGCACATACACCTCTTCTGGCACTACATTAGCCCGAACTACCATCCTACAATCTAGTAACTCTGATAATGCTGTTGATTGGGGTTCTGGAACAAAGACACTGTTCTGCACTCAGCCAGCAGAGAAGGCGGTGTTTAGAGATGCGAGTGGTCATATCATCGCCTTAGATGGACGTAATCTGACTAACGTAGATGCCGCCACCCTTGATAGCGTAGACAGCACATCATTCTTACGAAGCGATGCGGCAGATACTAAGACCAGTGGTAATTTAACTTTTAACGATAACATAAAAGCGTTGTTTGGCACTAGCAGTGACTTACAAATATTCCATAATGGAAGCAATAGTATTATTTATGATGGTGGCACTGGAGAACTACAATTACAAACGGATGGAACAAGTATAAAATTACTTAAAGCTAATACTAATGAAATATTAGCTAACTTTATTCCCGATGGTTCATCACAGTTATATTATGATGCTAGTAAAAAGCTAGAAACCTCATCAACTGGTGCAACAGTCACAGGGGGTCTTACTGCCAATGTAACTGGTGATGGCACAGAGGTTCTAAGATTAGGCACAGAAAGACCTTGGTCATTTTTACAGAGGAACACAGGAGCAAGTTCTAGTCTTTCGTTTCGTTCAACTGTTGATGGCAAGTTTTTTGATATTGAGGCTGAAGATGGTGACTTACTTGCAAGGTTTATTGCTAATAACACAACAGGATTAGTTGCTCTTTATTATGGTGGCTCTCAAAGGTTTATAACTACATCTGAAGGGGCGCAAATAAATTCAAATCTTTTGATTACCTCTACAAGTTCAGGGTCTGGAGAAGACCCAACGCTAGACCTTTATCGAAACAGTTCTAGTCCAGCAGTAAATGATATACTTGGTCATATAGTTTTTAGTGGTGAAAACGATGCTGGTGAAAAAATTACCTATGGTGAGATAGAATCGCTTATTACGGATGAAACAGATGGCACAGAAAATGGCATAATAAAATTCAACGCAATTCATGATGGTTCAGCATTTACTTTTTTTACTCTTGGTTATAACGCTACTTTCTTTTATAAAAATGTAGCATTACATACTGGTGCAAATATTACTTTTGAAGGTGCAACAAGTAATGCTTATGAAACCACCCTCACCGTCACTGACCCCACAGCCGATAGAACCGTTACATTACCCAATGCCAGTGGCACTGTTCTCACAACAGGAAACTCAGATACACCCAGCACTACAACATCAAGCGGTGATGCAGACTTTGTTCTTGTAGA